ACTGTAGAGCAAGTTTATCAATGTATGATAGTAGTAAAGCTATCAAGACTAATCGAAACTCCCAATCATGAAGATAGCTATGTGGATATATGTGGATACTCTGCATTAGCTAGTGAAGAAACATCAAACTAAAACGGCTGCGTAACAAATCATCACTGTTAACGTTAACTTTTAGAAACTGTTAAATTACTTTGTCTTTGTGTTTATACCTGTAGACCTGCTGCGAACAATTTGCCTACTGTATCACTAACTTTTAGCCTGCCTTTTTAAAGCCTACTGTTCTCATTAGTATCAAACCTTGTCTCATAAGATCATTAATCTTTTCTCTTCTAAGTCTTTTTAGGTTTGTTTTTGTTTCTTCTGGTATTCTTGGGTTGCCCTCTATTTCTTTTATCTGCCTTAGTAATCTATTTCTAGCATTATCTATAGCCTTTATTCTTCCTGCTATTTTGAGTTCATCTTTATATCTCGTGAACAGACTTCTTACCTCTTGACCATCTCCTGACTTCTTAGCTAAGTCTATTCTAGCAAGTATCGTGTATAGGTCTTGTCTATTCTCTAAGTAATTTCCTACATCTTCTCTTTCACTAGGACTTATAACTACTTTTCTAACTAGTGGTATTGCCCTCATTATATCGCCTTCAAAGTCTCCTCTGAGAGCATCAATTATAGAGAAAGGTGCTTCTAGTGAGCGTTGAGCAAAAGCACCAGTACCACCTGCTAAGTAGTCAAACCAAAATTCCATAGTGTTTGGACTGAAGTCTATAAAGCCACTTTCAACTTGATCTCCACCAGTCAAACTATTTATTGATGTTGCTATTCCTTTAGCTATAGAACTTGTATTAGACCAGTATGCTTGACTGTCTGGTGTAGGTCTAGATGCAAAAGTAGGACTTTCCTTAAATATTGGGTCTCCTTTATAATCCTCGTTGATAGCCAAACTTACAAATGGGTCTAAGACTGTAGGTGCAGTTAAGTTATACATATTGTCAAATCCACCAAAAGGACTAATAGACTCAAATGCAGTTCCAAATATAGTTCTTGAGGCTTCGCCTGCAGTATATTCTCCTCTTGCAGTTCTACTTAAAGCTCTGCCAAAGTTGGTAGCTAAGTTTAATCCATAGGACAAAGGTATCTGTATAAATTTATCATTTGCTAAACCAAACGTAGGTAAAATTAAATTATGCTCTAGAACGTATCTAGGTAATTCATCATAATCTTTAATACCATCTTCATCTTCATCTCCAGATAACAGTGAATTGATCTGATCTTGCATGATGCCGTAGACAACCAAACCCGCCCAAACTTTTCTTACCTTACTTGATTTAGCTGCAGCGTTAATAAGCGCCATTGATCCCTGAAGGGATGCGTTGTAAAACAAGTACCAAGAATTCATTAATGTTTTGTTTTCACCACCTTTGGCAAAGTTCACGGTTACGTTCCTTGCCGCTTGCGCAGCCCGGGCTGAAGAAACGCCACGCTTAACTAATGAAGTAAATGTTGCTACACGAACACCATTCTCAACTGCAGTGTTGTAGTCATCTAAGAAATTTAATAACTTTCTTGTAAATCCATTTTTATTTAAACCTAATTTACCTTTAATACCTGTATCGGATATGTCTCCTAATATATTGCCAATATTATTAATTTGATCTTGTAAGTCGCCCATCTGGTTAGTGGCGTTCTTTCCACCAGCTTCTACAAACTTTTTGTATTCTGCTGACCAAAATGTTTCTTTACCACCTCGTAAAACAGCCGCAATACCTTTGACTGCAGATAGCGCACTAGTAAGAACTTCTTTAGTCATACCTTTTTGATCATACTGTTGCATGTTTACACCAGCTGCCTGTAAATCCCTTGCAAAGTTTGGAATAACAAATGATGGATTGTATGTAGTATTAATACTAGATAAGTATCTATTCATCTTACCAAGAGCTTTGGTAAACTTGCCAACGCTTTCAGGTGTAAGGTGACCCTTTAATGCTCTGCCAATTCTTTTATCCTTAAAGTTAACCTTAACTTCTACGCCATTCTCTTTTATAGTTAATATGTTTTCTGGTCTTAAATTACTTGTATCTGTAACTATCTCAGCTATTTTACTCATATCTACTGCTAAAGCATCGTTGATAGCAAAGCTTCCATCAGCTTGTTCTTCTTGGCCTCTTAATAGGTCCACAAAAGACCTACCTACTTTGTTTCGCTCACCTCTATCTATTGACCTTTGATTTTGTGCCATTAATGAAGCAATTATATTTTCTGCATAGTTTGTCTGCCCTGTTGCTGACCGGTCTTCCTTACCCGCTGCACCAAACAAGTTAGTAGTCATTCTTGGCTTACCCATTAAGTCTTCATCGGTCTCTACTTCTGACTCAATATCTCCTCTTAATGGAACATAATTATCATATACTTTTGATTTAAAGTTTGAGTCTAAAAGTTCAGGCTTAATCAAGCCACTTTCAAGACGCTGTTGATTTGTGTTTGCTACAATATCTTTTGCAATGTTTTCTATTCTAGCAATTTTACCTTGTTCTGTGGCATTAAGCGTAGATAACCAATTAATTATGGCGTCTGCTTCAGTGTCCGCCATACCACTACCCTGATTTTTGCTATCAGATTTATTTTTATTTATGTAACTGTTTCTTTCTTTCGCATGCCTTGCGTAAAGGATGGCATCTGCGACTGCCAATCTTTTATCTATATATTGTTCTTTTGCTATCTTAAAGAAGTTACTTATTGATTCTAACTGAGAGTACTGGGCATCAGATATATTTATCTCTTTTATAGTCTCTGACATAGGCTCAAATAATTCTTTTTGTACCTTTTCTACTTTTGCTCCTGCTCTACCATGAAATAATTCTTCTTGCATGTAAGTGTCTAATGCATCGGCAATAGTAAAACCTTTTCTTTTAAGTTCATCTAACATATCGCCTACTGGTAACATAGCATCTTGAAACTTGATAAGTATCTTTTCGGCTTCTTTTTGTGCTTTTTCTTTTTCTATTTTTCCAAGTGTTACCTTAGATACAATCTTACCTAATATCTTAGACAAATTATTATATTGTATGTTAAGTCTTTTTGCTTCTACATCTTGTACAATTTGATCAGAGTCTGGTGTGGAATCTGTAGTTGGCATTGCCGCAACGGAGTTAGACCGTTCCATACCAAGCCTTCTATCTGAGTCTTCAATAAAAGTAGTATTAACAACATATACAGGCACATAATTTTTAGAGCTATCTAAATATGTATCTGGTTTATACTTTAATACTAAAGCTAAACTTTTTTCTTTGTTGTTTTTGCCTGCAATCCTTGCTTTGTCCCAAACAAGAACTTTGTCTGTAGATTTGCCATCAAACTTTTCTCTTACACCATTTCTAAAATGATATGCTTTAAGCATTTCGTATATAGCAGTCTCAACATCTTTAAATTTTAACCAGTTACCTTCTTCTGTGGGCGTAAGCAACTCATCCTTTCTTGATGGCTTTCTTCCTCTTTCACCAAGTATATGTGCCATCCCTTCACCACTGTATATAGGATTGCCTCTAGCATCAGTTCCTTTATATTCATGAAAGCCTTCTGTTAACACAACGCCTACCGTGCTTCCCCGTGGGCCCTTTACAGTGCCGTAATAGAATTTGTTTTTAAATATATTAGTAGAAGGGTCTGCAAGTGGAACGTTAATAACCTTATTTGGATTAGGGCTAACGGAAAACTTTCTGTTAAAGTTATCTATTTGCTCGTGTAAATCATCTAACTTTGTTTTTTCTTGTTCTGTTGCATTTTCAGTAACATCATATTCTTCTACTTCTTGGTTAATGTCTCCGTCTGCTTCTTCTTGTGTAGTGATATCATTTGGGTTAGAAACTCCTGCAATCTTTGCTTCGGTATTTGTGTCACTATCGAGTCTGATTCTCTCTGCATCGGGGAGTGCTTCTGCGATTTTTTCATTTTCTATTCCTCTTTCTCTAAGTACGGATATTGCACCATCAACGTAATCATTTTTAAGTCCTTGACCTTTTCTTACGCCATACGCTTCTAATAAATCTTTCTCTGCATACCAAAGTAACGCTTGTATATCAGCATTAGATATAAATATTCCATTACCAGCAAGTATTTCTCTAGCTCTGTTAATAGTTTGACGCATAAGAAATCTATCGTTGCCACCTCTAGGAGACTCAACAACTTGTACATTTTCATTTCTATTAAGGCTCTGTGCCGCTAAATCTAGCTCTGTTTTTTCTTCTCTTAATGCTTTTGGTGTTCTTTTAAAAATGTTTTGATATTGCTTGTCTAAAGCTGCGGCCAGATCAGAAGCGGTAGCTTCATTGATTATATCTACATTTGCTTCTTCTTTTGCATTTTCTATAGCATTAATAAGAAAGTTATTTTTAGATTCTTTTACTGTTTCAACTGCATCCAGTAATCTAGCTCTATTATTTGATAAAACATTATCACCAATAATTTTAAAAGGATTACCAGTAACTCTGTTAAAGTTTCTCATAAACCATCTATCCATAGTCAATGCATCATAGTTACCTCTTAGATTTTGATAAAATGCACCGCCAATTTTTGGTCCAAATATTTGTGAACCCTTAACTATTGTATTAACATTTTCTCCTGACATATTGATGCCAAGTTCTTTTATTAATGGTAATTGTTTAAGCTCTCCAAATGTAAAGTCTGCATTAAGAAACTCTGTTATCTCTGTATCAGACATTGTTTCTTTCATCATGTTATAAGCTGTAAATGCTTTAACTACACCTGCATCTTTACCTTCTTCTTTAAACGTGCCTGTTTCTACCCAGTTCTCATATTGTTGCGTAGCTAACTTAAAGTTAGGTATAATGGCTAAACCATTAGATGTAATAGCTAGTGCAAAATCAAAAGCAGCTTCATTATCGGCATTGTACGCAGGATTGTTCTTATCTATCTCTGGGTGCGCCACACCCATAACTTTCTTAGATAACTTTAATGTACGGTCATACCATCCAACCGCACTGTCATCACGCTCCATAGCGACTTGTGCTTCTTCTGCTATTATCTGTGATACTTTTTCCCTATCTTCTGGGTTATTTATATCGTATACAACACCACCTCTGTCATCCTGTAGCTTCTGCAATGCATCTTCTAGTTTTACCGTGCCTTTAGCCGCGCTAGTAATGAACGGGTTCTCGTCACCTAACTGTTCTTTAGTTAATATCATGCCAGTATTAGGGTCTGTTTTATATTTACCTATAATACTTTGGTTTAATAATTCTGGTGGTAATTGTTTTCTTGAAAACATCACATCAGAAAATTGTTTTACAGCTTCTTTATATTGTAAATTATTTTCATATTTTATTATTCTAGGCTCACTTCTTTTTGGAATACCAGAACCATCATCAACAACGCTGTTTAAACCATATTTTAAAATATTTAAAGATTTATTGCTAATTTTAGCAGGCACAATAGCACCTACAAATTCATCAAACTTTACACCTCTTTCAGGCTTCATTTCAAAATATTCTGTTGACATAGCTTTTATATCTCTGCCAAATTCTTTTATATTTTTAACAAGAATTTCATCAAAACTATTCTCTGCATCAATCATTGCTTTTGTATAATTTGGATCTGTGTCTAATCGATCATCAGTTAAATCGTAATTTGGCTTACCTGTTGCTATATTTAAAATTGATCTAGCTAATGTTCTCTTGCTATTAGCTAACAAACCAAAATCACCATCAGGATTTTTTTCATCTAAATTTCTATACCGTCTATAAACTGCTTCAATGAGAAGGTCTAATCTATTAGCCATTGCCGCTCTTTGACCTTGATATATCTCTACATCTATTCTGTCTCTTTGTTTTTTTACTTCATCAAGCGTTTTAAATCTAGGCGTTGCTCTAGCTCTAAATATTCCTACTGATTCATCAGAATCAAAACCGGCTTCTTTTGCAGGCCCTTTTTTCTTACGCATAACTGCAACAATATTATCTAAAGTTGCTTCTTTTGGGCTTTTTGTAATACCTCTACTTAAAGTTCTTCTAACTAATGGATTATATCTGCTTGAATCTTGTTTATTTATTGCTCTTTCAGCTTCATATTTTTCTGTTAAAAGCCAGTCGTCTATATCATCTTGAAAATATCTATTAGTGTTAAATTCTTTTTCATAACCTAATAAATTATTTAGTATTAATTCTCTATCAACTCCTTCAAATGACCTGTCTTTACCAGAAAATATATCATCTAATTTACCCGTATCTAATAAATATTTAGCTCTTAATGTTGGGGTTAGTGTTAAAAGATTATCTTCATCTTTTGCAAACCCATTATCAATAATTAAAATTGTTGTTGTTGGATTGTCATTACTTAAATTTAAAAATAAATTTGTTTCTTCAGGATTTATATAATCACTTAATTTATTTCTTATATTTTTATTTAATTTTACAGCATAAGTTTCAGCTTTATTTGATACCTGTTTGTCTACAAATGGCATCCTAGTAGTATAAGCATCTGCTTTATAAACAGGTTCACCTCTAGCTGGTATAGCTAATTTAGATGTTCCTATTAATGTTATATCTCCAAATGAAGTAACTGGATCACTGACTTTAGCAATATATAAAGATGGCATAGGCAATCCACCTCTTTTGTCTGCTTCAATAAGAGCTTGCTCTGTAATATTATGACCAGTAAATAGCATATCATTTAATGCATCATCTCTTAAAACATCAGGATCAACTGTTTTTGATGAAAACTTAATGTCTTCAGGTAAATCTTTAGATAATTTTCTGCCAAGTATTTCTTCTACATCTGCTTTATACGGTAGGTCTTTAACACCCATTTGATTTTGTATATCTTTTGCTTCTGATCTAGATAACACTCTATCTATGCGCATGTCTCCGCCAACTACCCAATCCTCATTAGCTTGCCCATCTCTATATTGATAACTACCACCTAATGGTACTCTGTCGTTTATATCTGTTCTATCTGATGCATCTATCTGTGACTGATAATCTACATCATCTGCCATAGACACCTCTGCAAATACTTGATCTTCGGCTCTACGCTTAACAAAGTATTGCCCTTGCTTTGGCATAACCTTTATACCCATGCCACTTAATATATCGGATTCTCGTTTCGTGACTTGTAAGTCTTGTGGCCCTAAATGTAATGCATACGGCATAACACTTGCGTGGAATCCGGGGCGTGCAGCAACTGCAGTAACTTTACCAAATGGCGCATCTTTAGTTCTGCTGACATTCTCTGTTATATAGCCTTCTTGTATAAGCTTGGCTCTGTCTAATTCAGAATTAATTATTATTTGCGTACCAGTTTTTCTTTGTACTTCGCCTTGTGTACGCTCCGCACCCTTTGTAGGAACATATAAAGATGTTTTACCTTTAACAGAAGACCTGCCTTGAAATGTAGCTGATGGAAAATCTGCTTCAATAAATTGACCAGTAGGTATTGGGTTAGCCGCATTAACAAACAACGGTAACAACTGTCCATCTGGCCTTTGCACGAACAACTTAAATGCTTTCTTAACATTTGTAGGTGTTTTTGCACTAAGCTTAATTACAGGCTTTGGATCGCCAGTAAGTTGATCTGATAAACTTGTTACAGAATTCATCCTATCATCTTGATCTTGCATTACTTTTTGTGGGTCTCTAGCTCTTCTACCTATTTGCTTTGCTTCATCAGTAGTACCAATGTTTTCAAATATCTGATCTACTTCTGTAAAGCCTGCATCTTCATGAGCGCCAAAGATAGACTTAATAAACTTAGTAATCTTATCAAAGATTGACTTAGGTTTAGCGACAACTTTAATCTTGCCATCTACATAATCTCTGTACATTTCAGCTTGCGCTTCTTCTATTTGAGCTTCTGCAGTAAGATCAGGATTCATCTTTATAGCTCTATCTAAATATGTATATTGTCTATTAACTGGCTTACCATTTTCTATTACAACATACTTGCGTTTAGACACCGCATCGGTTAGAGCCTTTAGTTCAGACGCATTAAATAAACCCATATTCTTTAATGCATGAATAATTTCATGATTTAAAACACTACCTATTTTAGATTCTAATTCTGTGTCAGATAAATTAGGGTCATATATTTCCATAGCTAATGCTATAGTTTTCTTGCCATTTTCTGTTGCAAAATAACCTTCGTATATCTGCCCACCTTCTATTGCTTCTTGAGGAGTTTGTTGTGCATCTCCAGTAATAATGTTTTCTTGTCTTAATACTATGTCACTTAATCCAATAGCCTTTAATCTATTAGATAGATTCTTCATAACAGTATCACGCTTACCTAAATACTCTGGAGTGTTCTGTACCTTATCAGCTACATCAAAACTCTTCTTAGCATTAAAATCAGGTATAATGCTACTGGCTTTTACAGGATTATCTATAGATACTCTGCTATCTTTCACACCTTTTACATCAGTAGTGCCATATTTTTTTGCAATGTATCTACCTGCTTCTGATTCAAGAGATATTGCTTCTCTTACTACTTGATCA